GTTGCTCCACGCCTGGCAGTCGGCCAGGCGCTTGCGGCAGCCAGGTATCAGCACGAACGTGTCGCCGATCTCAGGCAGGTAGAACCACGGCTCGAAGGTTTCGATGGCGCCTCCGGACGTGTACGCCTTGATGTCCTGCGGTTTCAGGCCGGCGTTGTTGCCGGACGTGAATTGCAGCGTGCCGCCGGTGAAGTAGTCCGTTGCTTCTGCCCGGCTGGAATCGACGATGATTGAATAGCTGGTCACGGAAGTGACCGCGCCGACAACGTCGAGCGTGGTCAGGTCGATGCCGCAGCCGGCATCGCCGAAGGTGCGCGAACAGGCGGCCGTGTAGGTCTTCCCGACCGACTGCGACAGCGTGTCGATCAGGCTCATCGTCTCGACCTTGTAGCGCCCATCCTCGAGCGTCGTCTTCCCGAAGAATCCGGACAGGACCGGCTCGTAATCCTCTACCGGAGACAGGAAATTGCACTTGAAGATGTAGATTCGCGCGTTGTCGAGCACGCCGCTGGCGATCTGGTCGCGCGTCAGGCCGGCGCCGCCGACGAACCCGGTCACGTCGATAGCGCTGCTGGCCATGCTGGTATCGGCGACAAAGGCGGTCTGCTCGTAGCCGGAATCCGTCTCGTAGACCGTGGCGTTCGACATCGTCAGGTCGGTCGGGTAGGTCGTCAGGCGCAGCGTCGTGCCGTTGGTGCACTCGATGCGCACGCACCAGGAGGCGGTCTGGTAGGGTGCTACGGTCGATTTCATGGCGCGATGATTTCCTGCAGGATGACGCCTTCGGCGCTGCGGTGATTCGGGTAGTCCTGGCCGATGACCAGCGCCGACCCGAAGCGGACCATGAAGTCGAACTCGAAGCCGGCGCGCACGTTGTCGGCGACGACGGTAGCGGCGACGCCTGCCGACAGCGTGATACGGCCGGTCGTGGTGTCGACGGTCCAGTTGGCTCCAGGGCCAGCGACGAGCGTGCCGTTGACCGCAACCTTGACGGTTCCGGATACCGGCTTGTAAATGACACGGTAGGGATAGCCGGAAGCGCCGGCGGTGCCGTCCGTTCCATACCATTTCCGCAACTGCCAGATGGTGCTGGAGATTTTCTTGGTCAGTTGGTCGGTTTCGGTCGGCGTTCCGGTCATGCCGTTGCTCGACCATTCGTCGAAGCAGCGGGCACGGAATCCGGCGTACTGGCCATGCGCGCGGTGCCAGAGCGCGAGCAACTGCGCTGCCGTGTCGGCGCGGGTCAGGAGGTAGGAAACATCGAACTTGCGCAACGGGAATGGATGCGTCAGGCTGCGGTACTCCTGGCCACCGGCGGTCTTGACGATCTGCACGGCGTAGTCGTCCTGCCAGCTCGACCCATAGCGGATCAGGTCACAGAAGCGCTCCTCGAGAAAGTCGGCCATCAGCGATACCTCCCGGCGCCAGACATCAGGCCGAGCGCTGTGCGCGCCCCAGCGGCGGCGCTGCGGCGGATTTCAGCCGGGTCGCCGGTCTGGCTGTTCACGTTGACGGTGATGTTGGCGCCAGTTCCTCCATGCATCGCCACGGGAATGCGTTTTCCGTCCGGAAGAGGCACATACGCCTCCGGTGTTCTGCCCTCTCCGAATAGTGCAAGCTGGGGTCTTGTAGCAATTCCGCCTCCAGCGTATGTATTGAGCGGCAGCGGCCCGGCACTGGTCATGATGCCGCCGTTAGCCCATTCATACGGTATGAATGAGGATGAAGCCCCTCCGAACAATCCGGACCAGTTCACGTTTTTTAGGGGCTTGATCAGGTCGCCGATCCATCCGCCAAGGCTTCCGGTTTTGTCGACATCTCCCAGCATGAGCTTTAGCAACTGCGCCGATCCAGCCTGCGCGATCATCTTTTGCAGGGTCTTGGCGAATGTTTCGCCCCACGAGCGGATACCGTCTCCGGTCGGGTTGATGAACAACTCCGCGAAGGCGTCCTGCATGTTGCGTGCGGCCTGCTTCATGAATTCGCCCATTTCGTCGACGTCCTGCTTGAGGTTGTCGACCAGTTCCTTGTATTGCTTCTCGGTGATGTCGCCCTTCGCCAAGGCCACGTCATAACGCGCCTTGCGCGCGGTTTCCTGGGCTTCCTTGGCAGATTTCGTCGCGGCCAGGTCGCGGGCAAGGTCGGATTTCTCGAGCGCCGCGGTGTAGCGCTCGCGCAATGCCAGTTCCTCTTCGAGGACCTTGATCTGCTCTTCTCCGGCGCCGTTCTGGCGGGCCGTGGCGATGGCATCTTCGAGCCGTGCCTGCGTCATCGTCGACAACTGCGCCGACGACATGCCGTAGGCGGCTGCCTGTTCCTCAGCCGCTTGCGTTGCGGCAATCATTTCCTGGCGCTGGCGTACCGTGCTTTCCTCAAGCTTCCGCACGCCGTCGGCGAATTCTCGCTGCTTCGTCAGTGCCTTGTCCATCGACACCAGGTCATCGAGGCGCGCATTGATCGCCGCCCGCTGCGCTTCCGTCGCCTTCAGCGTGCCGGCTTCGAGCTGGTAGCGCACCCGTGCCGCCTGCTGCTCGGACGCGGTCATCTTCTCGGTCGAATCGGCGTCGATCTGCTTGAGCGCAATCTGCTCGTTGAGCGAAGCGATCAGCCGTTCCGCTTCGTCGATCTGTGAACGGCCGCCGCCGGTTCTCGCCTTTGGCAATTTCGCTTCTGGCGGTTTGAACGACAGCGCCGGCTTCTCTGCAATCGCTTCCTTCGTTTTCTTGCTTCGGTCTAGAAGGTCGGCGGACAGGCGGTCCACTTCGGCACGCGCTACTTTCGCGTCTTCCTTCATGGCGTCGCCGATGGCGCCGAATCCCTTGAAATCCAGCCTAGCCAGCGCTACCGCCTGGGCAGCTATCCCGCCGATCTCATTGCCGATTTGTTTGAAGACGTAAATGACGTTGACGCCAAGCACGGCCACCGCTTCCAACGCCGTGCGCACGCCTTCGCCGAAGACCGATGCGAAACTTCCGGACTCGTCCTTGGCCCGCACCATTTCGGACGTGAGCTTTTCGAGGAATGGCAGCAGCTCGTAGGCTGCCGCTTTCCCTGCAGCGCCGAACGATGCAGCCAACCTGTTCAGGTTCTTTTCGTAGGCTTCTGCCTGGGCAGCCTGCTCGGTGGAGACTTTCCCGACCAGTTCGGATTGCTCGGCAAGGTCCTTGAGGAATGGAAGCGCCTCTGCGCCAGCCTTTCCGAGCAGCGCCATTGCCGCTGCTGTTTTGCCACTGCCGTCACGAAACTGGTCAAGCGCCTTGGCGATTTTAAGCATCGCCTCGGCAGTGTCCATTTGCCGCAGTTCGTCTGCGGACAACCCAAGCGCCTCAAGTGCTGCGGCAGCTCCCTTGGATTCTTCGCCGGTCCCTTGCAGCGATTTTGCGAGTTTTTGCAGGGCCGAATCGACAAGGTCGATGTCGACTCCGCTAACCTTGGCCACGCTCGCCAGCGCCGACAGATTCTCAACCGAGGCGCCGGTCTTTTCCGCCATGTCGTCGAGCGAGGCGGCGAACTTGAGCGTATTGGTGATTCCTGCGGTGAGTGCTCCGAACGAAAGCGCCGCACCAAGGCCGGCGAAGATCGGGCCGAGGCCGACGGCGGTTTTTTCCAGCGAAGACAACCCAGCCTGGACGGACTGGAGCGCGGCCCGCGTCTCGTCCTTGGCGGTGATGATGATCTGGGTTTTGTTCTCAGCCATTTCTCATTTGCTCACCAAGCGCCCATTGCATCGGGTCGATTTCCTGGGCGGTGTTTTCCGGCGCCGGAATCGGGCCCCACGACTGCCATGACCAGATGGCGAACCACTCGCCGAACTCGGCGGCGGTCATTGTCGCCTCGAGTTCGGCAACCGTCCGCCCGAGACGTAGTGCCAGCGCGAACAGAAAGCGGCGCTCGGGCGCCGCCGTCAGTTTTTTTCGACGGCCTCCGCGTCGAGCCCGGAGAGTTTCCGGGCCACCTTGAACAGGTCGAACACCTGGTCGAAGTGGCCGCCGCCGAGCTCCTCCCACTGGTCCTCGGAAAGCAGCGGCGTTCCGGCTGCGTCGATGACGCACAGCGACAGCAGCCGGCCGATGCTTTCGTAGTTCCGCCCGTCCTGGCGCAGGTTGGAAAACAGGGAGAGGCGTTCCGACAGGCGCAGGCCGCGGACGATGACATCGCCGCCCAGCGCCGGCACGGCGACGGTTTCCCGTGGCAATGCCGGAAGGTGGGCGGCGGCATCTGCGGATGAGAGCGTGGCCATCAGGAGCTATACGACTTCGAGCCGCCGAGCGCCGTGAAGGTGACGCTGGTCTTGATCAGGTCCTGTGCCGACCCGGTCGGCGCCAGCGAGCAGCCGACGTAGGCATTGAAGACGAATTTCTGGCCGTTGGCAAAGCCGAACAGGATGGCGCGCTGCGCCTGGCTGTCGGATGCGGACTTGAGCGCGATCAGGCCGGCATCGGACGGGTCCCAGAAGGATTCGAACGTGTAGTTTGAAGGGTTCGGCAAGCCGGGGACCTGCGTCTTGATGCTGTCGTGGATCGTCGTCGTGTCGATGAAATCGAAATCGCCGCCACTGGCGTTGATGTTGGTCAGCGTCGCCAGAGAGGTGCCAAAGGTGATCTCCTGGCAGGATCCGGAGACGAACGTCGCATAGTTGGTCGTATCTTCGCCTTCGAGCGCAAACGAGTCGGCCGCCACGGCGGACACGCGGAAGACCCGGTAATTGACCTGATACATGCCCTGCACGGACATGAGGATATAATCGCCGTTGCTGTAGCCGTGCGCCGTACTGGACACGACGCCGGGGCTGGCCTTGGTGATGGCGGTGATGGTCTTGGCGGATGCGAGCGCGGATTGCACGGATACCGCCACGCTGCTCCATTTGGTGATGACTGCCATGTGAATCTCCTTTAGATGGCGGTGGCCGGATTGCTCGCGGCAGTGAAGTAATGCGCCAGGTAATCGACGCGCAGGATGCCTACCGGCTTTTCCAGCCCTTCGTCGAGGTCGACCGCAACCGTCCTCGGCAGCGGCCTGGATTTCAGAAGCCCGCCGAAGGTGGCGTCGCCGGTGCCGATGGCGGCTTCGACTTCGGCCAGCATCGTGTCGAGCGTGCTGTCCAGACCGGAAACAGCCTTGGCGCAGCACTCGACGCGCAGCACGGCCTTGCGGTCGAGCCAGGCATCGACGCCCATGCTCTCGGTGTCGATCTCTTCTTCGTCGAGATAGACGCGCAGGCATGGCAGGTTGGCGTCGGCCAGCGGATGGATACGCGACGGATAGACGCGCGAGCCGCTGGTGGTCAGGCCGGTGAGCCGGCTGGCGACCGCGCTGCGGATGCTGGTTCGGACGTGCGCCATGTCAGGCGGCCTTTTCGAGCGTCAGCACGGTGACGCCGGTTCCGTCTGGCCTGACGGCGGTCACTGTATAGGCGACGGCGTTGATGGTGACGGCCTGGCCTGCGGCGATTCCGGGGACATCGGCCGCGGCGCAGGTGAAGGTCGGGTCGGTGCCGAGCATGCCGAAGGTTTCGGCGGTCGGAACGTCGAAAATCCCAATCACCGTGGCCGCGCCGATGGTGGCGGCGGTCCCGAAATCGATGAAGAATCCGCGCTCGACCGTGGTCAGCATCAGACCGATTTCTTCACGCCGACGAGTACGACGGCGACGTTCTGCGGGCCGGTGACGATGGTGCCGACGTAGCGGATGTAGCGCTTGACCTGTTTCGGGTTAAGCGCCAGCACCTTGACATCGGCGGTTGTCGTCGATTGCGTGAAGGCAGCGCCGGAGACATCGGCCCAGCCAGTCGATCCGTCGGCGGAATCCTGGATCTTGCCGTCGAGAGTGCCGGTGCCGGTGCCGTGCGACTGCACGATGGCGACGCCGCCTTCGTAATCCAGCAGGTCGACGGCTGAGCCGGTGACGGTGCTGGCCTGCGAGGCCGAGGCCGACAGGTGGAGGACGGTGGCGCCGGAGGCGAAGTTAAACTGGCTCATGGGGTTCCTTTCGGGTGCGGCGCGGTTTTTCTTCCGGCGCCGGTTCGGTTGCCGGGCGGGCCTTGCCGTTGTGTATCAGCTCGGCCGCCAGGCGGTCGTCGCATTCCACACGGTCGCCCGCCGGGCGGACTTCGCCGGCGAGGTAGAAAGCGCGGATGACTTCGATCTTCATGTCGGGGAGACGGGCGGGCCGCAGCCCGCCCTGCCCTATCAGGTGATCGAGGTGGCGCGGGAGAAGGCGCCGGCCTGGCGGATGCCGATGTCGACCGTCTGGATCGCGCGGATGCCGCTGATCGCCGCCGCGAAGTTCGCGTAGGGATTGAGCGCCAGTTCGAGCATGCCCCATTCGCCGATCACGACCTGCGAGAAGTCGCCGAAGACCATCGACGCGGCGGTGACCGAGTTGGTCGCCACGGCGCGGAAGCCTTGCAGGTTGCCGTCCAGGATGCCGCCTTCCCAGAGCGGGGAAGCAGTCGAGGAGAATGCCACGCGCTGCTTGAGCAGGGAGGCGACGGCCGGCGTGGTGACATAGGCGCAGTTCGCGGCGAGGGCGTTGCCGCCGGCCACGTCGGTCTGGAATTCCAGGACCTTGGCGTAGTCGATGGAGGTGCCGGTAACCGAACCGATGCCGGCGGTCTGGCTGATGCCGGTCGGCTGGCCGGAAGCGCCCGAGCCTTCGAGGGCGGCGAGGTCGATGGCCAGCGCCAGGACGCGGGCCAGGTCGTTCATGACCAGGGCGTCGGCGGCCGGGCTGGACTGCAGCATGAGCTGACGCGACAGCTCAGTGTAGGCGCCGACGTTCTTCGGCGACAGGGCGAGCTGGCCGAGGGTCATCTGCGACTCGGTGATCGCCGTGGCTTCGTTGGTCAGCCAGTAGGCAGTCGCGGCGGCGGTCTGCTTCGGGATCGTCACGTTGCCGACGAGGCCGGTCATCATCGTGGCGCCGAGCTGGGCGACGACGGCGCGGTTGCGCAGCAGGTCGATGAACGATCCGGCCAGGTTGTCGGTGGCGACGACGTAACCGCCGGCGTTGCCGGTGGTGGCCGTCATGTCGCGCTGCTGGATTTCATACGGCACGTAGAAGCCATTGTTCGGGGCTTCAGCGATGCCGGCGCGCTTGAGGATGGCCTGGTGGCATTCGCGCTCGAAACCGGCGTTCGTCCAGTCCTTGTCGACCAGGGCGCGCAGGGCGCGCAGCACCGAGTAGCGCTGCTTTTCGCCGCCGGACAGGCCGACTTCGGCAGTCGGGTTCGGCAGCGGGCGCGAGGCCAGCTTTTCCATGACCTTGGAGCGGAAGGCGTCGACCGGCTCGCCGGCGCGGAGGGCTTCGGCGGCCATGCCTTGCAAGGCGAACTGTTCGCCGATGGCGATGATTTCGGCGGCGCGCTTCTGCTCGGCGGTGCGGGCTTCGGCCTGGAT